TGATTATATTCACTATATTATTAGTTATATTCACAATTTATTTATTAATATTAACAAACTATGAATAATTTTAATCAATTTGTAAAAAAACAAAAAATGGAAAAAATAATAAATTTATTATCATCATTCAAACCATCTAAACAAAGAGTAAATCTTTTATCTTTTTGGTTATTCTTAATATTAGCAATATCATCATTGTATTATGCTATACAAACTGAGCCTATTGTAGTTAATAGTTGTGGCAGAATAGTAAATATTGAAGAAAAATATGATTCTACATTGGCATTGAATGATAGAAAAAGTTATTTAATTTCATATATGAAGTTATCTAATATAATTGAACATGTATCAGTTTCAGAGGAGGATTATAGAATTTATATGAAATTGACAAAAAGTAATACATTATCTAATGTTGAATATTGTCAATTCATTGATACTAAAATGCCACCTTTATGTGTTATATCTATTATTTTAACAGTTATATTTACTATTATATCAATCGTTTATTTGGTGAGGTATAATAAATAAAAAAGGCTACTCATAAAGAGTAGCCTTTTTATTTTTTTATTTATTAAACTGTTGGTGCAAAACCACTTGATGCTAATGTTCCTGTTTTTAGAACAGTTATATTATTGACAATGATAGCCAATCCCTTAGTAATTTCCAAGAAAATGTCAAGGATACCAATTTGTGCATCTATAATATCTGATGTATTATTAGTTTCATCCATAACAGTTTCAAAAGCATATAATCCATTATCTCTTACATATCTTTCGCATATTCTATCAGCGTTTGTTTTGATTTCTGCTCTAACGCTTGCTGTATTAAATCTCCATTGATAAGTTAATAACATTTCATACATTTCATTTTCTAAACTAATTAAAACTTCTCTTGAATGAGTATAGCTTAATGATGAACGAGGTGATACTTGTGCTGTATTATCAGTTTCTATACAAAATCCTCTATTCATTTTATAAACAATAGGATTCGCATTCATACCATTTAAGTTTTCAATATCAGTTGGTGTGAAATCCATTTCAACATTACCAATACCTGAAACTAAACCATTTGTAATACCCGCTGCGATTGTCCAAGGTTTAATTGATTCTAATCTTGAAGTATGTTTGTTCATGAATGTATTAGTCACAAAACTTGCAGGTGGAACTAATAACGGTCTGCTATTATCGGTAATAGTTACATAAGGAAAGAAATATGCAACATTTGATTGACCTCTACCTTGTCCAAAACTATATAAGAAAGATGGATTAGAAGAAGCATCACCACCACTTGCAATAAATGCAGTATTAATAGTTTTTGTAGTTTTATCAATAAAACTTGGTGATGTAGATTTTTTAAATGATTTAACAGATGGCATACTTAATATACCAAGAGCAGTTAATTTATTAGCACACAAATCTACCATTTGTTGTTTAGAATTAGAAGTTAATCCCAATCCCCAACAATCAACAAAATATCTCCAAGATAATTTATTTCTATTAATCAAACCATTAGAAATAGGTGTATTAGGAGCAATCAAATCTAAAATAGAAGATTGTCTTTCTTCTGTTCCATCGGGTTGAGATTCAAGTCTAATTTTAAATCCACCAAGTGTAATAGCTTTATATGTATTTACATAATCTTCCATTGTAGTGTATTTAAATGTTTGTTTATCTGTTCCAAATGAAATTATATCAATAGCACTATCTGTTTTAATAACAGATTTTGTAGGGTCGCTTGGATAAGATGTTTTAGATATAACACGAGTCAATCTTCTTGGTACTTCTCCTAATTGTAATGTTGTAATATCAACATATGCTTGGATATAATCACCTATTTTAACAGATGAATAACGAGTGCCATCTACAACAATTTGATTACTACTTAATACTGATTCTATTTCAAGACTTTCTTTGTAATCAGATGTATCAGAAATTATTTTCAAATCTGTTGTTAAATCATAATCAGTTGAATTGATACCACTATTTCCACCAAGTAAAGTAGCATCTTGTGTATAATCAACATATAAATCTGAACCAATCATATACATTTTTAAATATCTTATATCGTCTGTAGAAGCTCCACATACTGTAACTGTACCATTTGATGTAGCAACACTTTCTGTTATTACATTTTCATTTACAATCAAATCAATCTTGGTATTATAATTTCCTACTTGACCACTCAATGCAACAGGTGTATTTAAAATTTTGAAAATATTGTTATTAGATTGAGAACCAAATAATTTAATTTTTCTATTAGTTGATAATCTACTTGGTGTTACATCATCACTACTATTATACCACAATGTAATATAATTATTACCTGCTGATTTATAGAAATCAATTTTTTTAAATTTATATGAAAATAAATTTGGATAGAAATAATCTCCACTGTTTATAACACCATTAATATAATCTTTATAAATAGTAGAGTGTATAGTTGCTATACCAAAACCACTACCACTTGTAGATGCAATTGGGTTAGTTCTAAGACCTAATGCTATTGGGCTTCCGTCCAATGGTTCAAATTTTAAATTATCATTGATATAATAAATCTCATTGTCACCAACAACTAAATTTATAGAAGGTGAAACATTTATAGTTAGAGAATTATCTTGACTACCATCATTAACAAATGAATAATTTGTAACAGTGATATAATTTCCACTAGCATCTTTAATAACAGATAAACCACTTTTGAAATTTGATTGTAAATCTGAAAATAATTTATTTAAAATTGTTTTTCTATAATTAGTATCTTTATCTGAATTTTTAGTATCTCTGAATGTAAATAATACTTGGTTTTGACCACTATAAGTTATATTAACATCTCCATTAGTACCATTCCAAGTAAGATTAGGAATAGTATAAGGTAAAGATTGCATACCTAATGTACCATTAGAACCTTGTGTTCCGACACTAGCAATACCAATAGGTAATGTACCGCTTGGTATTGGTTTTAAAGGAACTTCTGTCCAATTTGTTTGATTTGATACCTCTGCTCCTTGTATTAAACCAACAGAGCCATTTTCATCTAAATAAATAGTATCTTTTCTAATTTTACCAATATTAACATTTAATACATCAACAGTATTTGATGTTGTTGATAAATCAACAGATAATCCATTTAAATTATATGATGTTAAACCACTTAAACTAACTTCTGTTAAGCCTATTCGTTCAAAAGGTGTGAAAGTTGGAGAACCATAATATTTAGTTTCATATTTTAAATTTTTGCCAAAAGCATTACCTTGTCTATCTAAAAGACTTATTTTATAATCAATAGATTCTAAAATACTTTCTCCGTATGATAAATAATCAATAGCACTTTCTTTGTCATCTACAAGATTAGAACCGATTAAGTCTAATAGACCTGTTCTATAATCAGCAGATTCTACTTTATCAATATCAAAAGCCATAAACACCCCTGTTATATCTGTATCATTATTAACAATTGTTTCAATAAAAACATCATTTTTATTAACATCTTTGAAATAAGGAATAATAGATAAAGCAGAGTAATTTCTTAACACTTCAACAGTTGAATCATTGATAAAATTATTGATTTGGTTTTTAATCAAACCTTTTGTATTAAAATATGATGAATATTTACTATCAACAGATAATGTTGCATAATCAGAAAAATCACCTTTTACGATAATCATACTTACTAAATAATCCTTAGCTTGGTCTTTTGGGTCAAGATATGGTGGTACATTATTAGCACCTCCGTAAAACACATCAAGTGTTTCATTAAAGCCATTAGCATTTGATTTGAAAATAAATACAGATACTTTTTTATCTGATAAATTTGTAATATGCATAATTTGTCTACTATCATCTAAATTAGAATTAGCGGTAGTTAAAAATGCTTCTGTATCTCTATCCCAAAAATCAGATTTATTGTAGAAGCTACTATATGGAGCTTTTTTAACTATTGAATTTTGAACATTTGAAGCAATAGAGATAGTTTTGTAATCAATGATGTCTAATGTATCATCAGTTGATAGTAAATTCAACGCCCAAACAGGTGAATTGCTTAAAATATTTAATATCGTTCTGTGAAAGTATGAAGACTTTTTTTCAAGATTTCTATCAATATCACCAAATATTTGTAAGAATTGTTGTGGTGTTGTGATTAATATTGGTTTATTGACAGGTCCTTTCTTTGAAAAACCTGCAACCAAATTTATAAGTTGATTTTGTGCAGGAACTTGTCTAACACTATCATCAATCTCATTTATAAAAATACCAGGTCTTTTATAATCCGCAATATTTATAGTTGCCATGTTGTATAACATTTATTTTTATTATATATAAATTTAGGAAAATCATTTTTAGATAAATTTTCTTATTTTTTACTAATATTAAAATGTATTTTGTTATGAAATTGTGGATAATAACTGTTTAAATTATTTATTCCTATTATAATAGCATTTTCTTTATTATTGGTCTTTATTTCAAAAGAAGGCAATTTATGTGTTTTATTTGTTAATAAATCTGTTGGATTATTATATCTATCTATATGTATATATGGTTCTATTATAAAAATTTTCTTTAAATTAAACAATCTACTATAAAATATAGTAATATAGTATATCATAATCTTGTATGTTTTTTGCTATTTTTCTATTTTTATATATAAATAAAAATGATATACCTATCATGTTAAGAAAAGACGAGTTTTTGGATTTATTGGGACTTTTAAATTCTGATGAAGCAATGAAATCACAATTAAAAGATTTAGAAATATTTGTAGATGAGCAATTAAGAAATAATATTAATATAATTAAGATGATTAATTCTACTACTCCTACTATACCACCAACATTATTAGATGGTTTAGAAATTGTTGATAAAATAGTTAAGACTAATATTGTTCATAGGGATATTACTATAAAAGGAACTACTCAAATATCAGAAGGTGTTGATGGAGTTTCTTATTATATATGGGATAAAAGCTTAAAATATCCCGATAATAGCGATGCTACGACTACACCATTCAACGATAAGGTTATCGGTGAAAGTGTTGATAATGCTTTCGTATTTAATGGCTTGTTGAGGATTAAATTGCCCGATGATACTAATAAATTTGTTGCTAAACAATTGGCTATGAAATATGCTACTATTAATGACGGTTTTGGGTATTGGTCTAAAATAAATAGACCAAATGATTCAGATAATAAGGTAAATGTGAATAACTCAATAATTTCAGATGCGGTTAAAGTATTATATGATAAAATAAATAATATTGTATATATGGAATTTAAATTATTTTAACTGTTGTAATTTAAAATAATTTATATATCTTTGTATCTTTAATATTAAATATGGTTATATGATAGTATCTGTTGGTTTTGTGATTATATGGGAAAATAAAATTCTTTTAGCACATCCTAAAAAACAAGATAGTAATACTTGGGGGATTGCCAAAGGAAAGTTAGAAAAAAATGAAACTCTCATTCAATGTGCTATAAGAGAAACTTATGAAGAAATCGGATTACTAATAAATGAAAATATTGTAAATGTTGCTGAATGGAATACTATAATTTATAGAAATTTGAAAAATAAAGCATATAAAAAATTACAATATCATATTATTAATATTAATGATTTGTCAGAAATTGGTATGATAAATGATGTTATTGAATATGAAAAATTATCAATAAAAGAAATAGACGAAGCAAGATTTATGAGTAAATCAGAAGCTGAAACTAAAATATTTTGGAGACAGAAAGAAATGTTAGATTTGTTAAAATAAAATATATGTATTTCAAAAATATAAACGAATTTATTGAACATTTCAATGGTATGAAAAATTATCATTTAGGTTATGATGCTTATAAACGAAAATCATATAAATATATTGAATGGATTTTTCAATATAAAGATATTAAATATTTTATTAAATTAGAAAAAAATAAATATTCAATATATAATGATTTTTATTTATCATTAAGTGGTAATAAAAAATTCTCTACATATGAAGGTATTGAAAAATTTCTTATATCTAATACCGATGTTTTTAAAGTTTTAATTCGCCAAAAAAGAATAGAGAATATATTAAAAATCTAATATATTCTCTTATTAAATACTAATTTTATATAACCACATTCTTTACATATATAATAGTCACCACTCGTAGATGATATGAATGTTAAAACACAATTATGTTTATCTAATACTTTATTTTCCATTAAAAGAATATTTTTCTTTATATATACTAAAAATATTTTTATATTAATGACAAATGAAGAAAAAAGAAAATATGAGGAACAATTAGATTTCTTATATAATGAAAGCAAGACCGAAAGTGGTGAATTATATGATACTGATGAATTAGTAGCCACTTCCGATATGTTTGGTATTGAACTGACCGATGATGATGAAATAGATTATAAACAAGAACAAGAAGATTTGTTTATTGAATCTAAAATTAGATTGACTAATATGGCATCACTTTATTTAGATGATAATCCAATAGTATTGAAAAATAAATATATTAAAAATAAAATTGATGGTGATGCAAGAAATTTAGCAGATATGAATTTCTTGCAAATAATTTCAAAAAGAACATTAGTTAAACAAATGCAACAAATGGAAATGGGAGAATTTTCTCCAAGACATATAGAAACTATGTCTATGATGGTTAAAGAAATGAGAGAGAATATTAAACAATCTACTACCATGACCGTTGCAGTTGAATCTACTTATAAAGAAGTTAAAAATGATATTTTAACAAATAAAATTACATCAGCAGAACTACAAGAAAATATTAGCATTGGTAGTAAAAGTGCAAAATCAGATATTGTTACTACTAATAATTTAAACGATTATATTGAAAATTTGAAAAAAGACATTGAAGATGAGCAAAAAAATGGAGCTAAATAAGCTCCATTTTTTATATTCCTTCTTCTGTAAATGTATTATTATCTTGGTTATATTTATTAGAATTTGTTGTGATGAATAAACCATTCGTATCTCTAATAGTTGTATATAATCTCATATCTTCTCCAATAGCACCTACCCATGATTTTTTATCTTCATCATATATACCATCACCTAAAATAATATATCCACTCTTTTCAACAATTTCACCTTTTTTACTTATTAAGTATATCGCTCTTATAGTATTATTTTTGTTGCTAAAACCACTGTCATTATCTTCTTTTAAAAAATCCGAATATTTCTTAATTTTCATATATTAAAATTATTTATTGTATATATTATATTTTATTTTTAATTAACTGCTACATCCCCCAACCATAACTTGGTTTATTGATATCAGAATTGTTGTTATTTCTCATATTTCTCATATTATTAGCTTTCTGTGTAGCATTAAATAATGAACTATAGTCAATACTTTCGGGTATTGGTATGAGTTTTAACCTCTGTTCAATTTTACTTTTTATTTCACTTGATAACTCTTTCATATAACGATTTACTAAATCATGAAATAATACATTTTCGAAAACTGATGATATTTCAACAACTGTCATAACTATATCATCTTTCGCACCCGAATCAGCTTGGAATGTATATCCATTCGCAGATTCTTTTTTAATGAATTTTGTCATTTCTTGTAAAGTACCATGATGATGAATAGAAATATCACATTGCTTAACTCTTTTTTGATATTTTTTAACAAAATCATTTTTATTACTTCTTAATTTTATACCAATGTCAGTATTAGTAGCATCAATTCTATGCTTATAACGATATAAGAAATAACTTGAATATTTATTTCTACCATTGTATATACTACGCATAGTCTTTGTTAATTCTCCTCCCCAATTATTAGATTCTATTACTACGCCAATTTTATTTTCATTACATATTTCAAACACTAATAAATATAATAATTCCGCTAAATCTTGGACAGATGTTCTATTATCATGAAATAACCCTATTTGTTCCAATTTGAAAAAATCGTATAAAGATGTGATATTAGTAGACCATTCTTCTTCGGGTTTAATTAATAATCTAAACATATTTATAACAGAATAATCACCATTTAACCCTTCTGATATATCAACACTAAAATTTAAATAATAATCTTTGATATTTTCCATCTTAAATAAATCTTCTCTATCTTTAATCCATGTCATGTTATGATATGGTACAAAACTTTTATTGTTTATTACAGGTATGTCAATATATTCAAATGGAAATATTGATTTTTCTATACTTGTCATAGTATAACTATCTAAAACCATTTTAGAACCTGATAAAAATTGTAAATTATATTCTTGATTAAAACTTTCTAAACTACCAATATCAGTAATAGCATCTTCTTTCCATGAAGATATATCACATAAATCAATCAATTTTATTCTTTTCGTATTCTTGTTACCACTTTTGTCTATATCTTCTTTTTCAATAAAAAAAGTTCTAAATAAATCAGACAATGGATTTTCCCACTCTTTATCTTCTAATTGTAATTTAATATCATTTGGTAAATAATTTTCATTATTAGGAATATGTATTTCTGTTTTATTATTTTCATAATTTATAACCATTTTCAAACCCTCTTTTTCTGTAAACCCTCTACTATCTAAGGTCTCTTCTTCAAAACCAAGATTTTTAACCCAATTATAAACATAGTCATTTGATAATCCATATTTTTCTATACTGAACTCATTTAATCGTAGATAAGTCACGAAACGACCTGGGACTTGATGCCAATATACTCTTTTTGAAGCAAATGTATTCTTGCCTTCAGCACCTAATGGTTTTTCAGCACCATCTAACAATTTCCAAAATAAATTATAACCCTTTGGTGTTGAAGTTATTATAATTTTAGAATTTTTAATAGCAGATACTGTTGGATAAATACTTTTATAGAAATCTTCCGATATATTATCGGGAACATGGGCAAATTCATCCAAATATAACATGTCTACACTATTCCCGATTGCTGCTGATTTAGTGGTAGCAGTCATCTTTATTCTACATTTAGTATCACCAAATGTAATCTGTGATACGTTCCAAACTCTAACACTAGGTTTTAACCAAAACGGTAATAGGTAATAAATGTCTTTAATTTTATTTAAAATTTCTTCTGCTGTTTTAGCAATATTACCAGCAATTAATATGTTTTTATTCTTCTCAAATGTGCAATAATATAAAATTGATATAGCAGAGTTAATTGTTTTTCCACTTTGTCTACTACTCATAAGGATACTAAACCTATTATTCATAAACATATCAAGAATTTCATTTTGATAATCTCTTAATTTAATATTTTTAACTTGTCCTAATTCATTTTTAATTTTACAATATTTTTCAGCAAAATATTGAATTCCACTCTGTTTTAATATTTGACCACCTATTCCAAGAAATGGTTTCTCATTAGTATCAACACCCAATTTACATTTAAAATATTCATCTTGCTCATCTTTACTAAGTGTGAAAATTATACCATCTCTTTTAGTCTGAATATAATTTTCTGCCCAATATTTTTCCTGTCTTGTAATCTTATATCCTTGGTCTACCTTATCTTTTATTTCTTCAATTTTTTCAGTTGTAAAAATCATCTGAACTTCTTTTGGTTCTACCATAAATAAAACTTTTAATTTTTTCTTATATATAATAAAAAAGTGTATATATTATATAAGTATGATTATAGAAGAAAGAATAGAAGTTAATATTGCACCATCTAATTATAAAAATTTTTTAGAGAAAGGTTATTCTGTTAAGATTGGTGATAAAATAGAAATTTCTGTTTATGATTTATCTAACGGGTCTCAAAGAAAAATTTTATGTAGATGTGATAATTGTCCAATAGAGAAAAATATTTCTTATATGACTTATCTTTCAAATACTAAAAATTTAACAATAAATTATTATTGTAATAAATGTTCAAATATAAGAGCAAAACAGACTAATATTGAAAGATATGGAGTTGATAATCCTATGAAGGTCAAAGAATTTAAAGATAAGTTGGTTGAAACTAATATTGAAAGATATGGAGTTGATAACCCAATGAAATCTGATAAAATTAAAGATAAAGTTGAAAATACTAATATTGAACGATATGGAGTAAAGAGTGCTTTGCAGAATAAAGAAATTTTTAATAAAATGCAAAATACTAATATTGAACGATATGGCGTAAAAAATGTTTTTTGTAATGATGAAATAAAAGAAAAAATAAAAAAGACAACAATCAATAAATATGATGTAGAACACAATTCACAATCCGATACAATAAAAGAAAAGAAGAAAGAAACTTGTTTAATTAATTATGGTGTAGAATATCCATCTCAATCAATTGAAATACAAAATAAAACTAAACAAACTAATATTGATATTTATGGTTATGAATATCCAACTCAATCACAAGTAGTTAAAGATAAGACCAAGCAAACTAATATTGATATTTATGGTTTTGAAAATCCAAGCCAATCACCGATAATTAAAAATAAAATAGTAGAAACACATAATATAAATACTTTCAATACACATAAAGATTTTATTACAAGTAAAAATTGCGAAATCATAAATTATAAAAACGATAATTTTAATATTAAGCATAATACTTGTAATAAAATATTTAATATCACATTAGGTAGATTTTTAAATAGAAAAAAATGTGGTATTGAATTATGTACTGAATGTTTTCCTATATCAGAAAATTCGTCTATTAAAGAAATTGAAATAAAAAACTTCGTAGAAAGTTTTAATATTGAAACTTTTAAAGATAAAAATATATTAGAAGGAAAAGAATTAGATATTTATATCCCTTCTCATAATTTAGCGATTGAATTTAATAGTTTATATTGGCATTCTGAATTATATAAAGATATTGATTATCATTTAAATAAATCATTACAATGTCAAGAAAAAGACATTCATTTAATACATATTTGGGAAGATGAATGGGTGCTTAAACAAGAAATAGTAAAATCTATTATTTTAAATAAATTAAATAAAATAGAAAATAAAATATTTGCAAGAAAATGTTCTATTAAAGAAGTTAAAGATACTAAAATTATAAGAAAGTTTTTAGATGATAATCATATTCAAGGATTTACTAATTCAACAACAAAATTAGGTTTATATTTTAATGATGAATTGGTTAGTTTAATGACATTTGGTAGTAGAAATATAGGTAATAAAACAGAATTTGAGCTAATAAGATTTTGTAATATATTAAATACTAATGTTATTGGTGCGAGTAGTAAATTATTTAAGTATTTTATTAATAATTATAGTTATGATACTATAATAAGTTATTCAGAATTTAGATTATTTGATGGTAAAATGTATGAAACATTAGGCTTTACTAAAAATCATTTATCTGTTCCTGAATATTATTGGATTAAAGATAGTATGAGATTTCCAAGATATAATTTCATGAAACATAAACTTATTAAAGAAGGATATGATAAAAATAAAACAGAAGTAGAAATTATGCACGAAAGAGGTTATAGTAAAATATGGGGTTGTGGTCAAGTAAAATGGTCATTTAATAAATAATTTTATGAAAAATCATTTTTTTATTATTATTATTATTATATATAGTATAAATAAAACAATTAATTATGTTAAAATTCATTAACGAAATTGACCAAAGTCTTGTAATTTATCAAGAATATGGAGTTCCCGAAACAACAGTTTTAGAGAATGGTATTGTTATACCAAATGGTTCTTTATGTGTTGATAAATTAAATCAAGAAATATATTTATTAATAGATGGTAGTTGGACATTAGTAACAGATAATACATTATTATCAAATACTACAAGACAAACTATTAACATAACAACATCTGATGTTACATCATATGAAAATCTTGCTTTTTATCAAGCATCTGCAAGCAAATATTATACATCATCTTATAATGGCTCTGATGAACTATCAATTATTTTGCCCGATGTTATTGGTAATAGTGGTAAATGGTTCGTTGTTGAAGATAGTTTAGGTTTAACAATCAATATTAATAAAAAAACCTCTGAATATGGTTCATTACATAAAACATTGTATGCGGTAGGTAGTGTAGGTAAAATAACTAAAACTTATTTTTATTGTGATGGAGTTAAGTGGAGAATTGCCCATTCTTTCTTTCCTGCCGTTTCTACTAAAATAGAAGGTACGTATTATGAATTTGTTATGGCTAATGGAACAGATGTAGAAAATGCACAAGAATTACAAGATGCTTATGATAAAGCAAAATTAAAATCTATTATTACTTATTCACCAATTTCAATTCCAATTCCATGGACTGGATTTACTGTTAGTTCGGGTCAAATGAGTGTATACGCAGGGATGATGAGCTATCTTCCAATTTTAGTAGTTGGACAACAATATAATATTATATTAAACAATGTTCAATATAATGCGACTGTAAATAGTTCTTTTCAATGGTCTTTAGGGTTAACTAATATAACTGCACCAGATGGAAGTTATAACACTTTATCCATATTATTTCCAACTATTAAAAAATCAAAAGTTATTGTATCTCCTGGATATTTTAATTTTTCTTCAAATTTTTTAGTAGATACTAATTATGTAGATGTAGTTAGTTTAGATGGTAATCGTAGTATTATTTTTAATGGAACAGGGACTGTTAATATAACAGCCAATAATGTTTTTATTAAAGGGTTTGATGTTGTAGATAAAAACTTTACTATTGCTACAAATTTAAACAAATTAGTTGTAGAAAATTGCAAAGGTGGCGAATATAGTTTTGGCGGAGGAAGTGGTGCTAAAACAATTAATGGTACATTTACTGATTGTGAAGGTGGTGATTATAGTTTTGGTATTTCTGGAACAGCTTCAGGTATATTTACTAATTGTAAAGGAGGTCAATATAGTTTTGGTTATCAAGGAACAGCTTCAGGTATATTTACTAATTGTAAAGGTGGAGATTCTTCATTTGGTTCTTATGGAACAGCTTCAGGTATATTTACTGATTGTGAAGGTGGTAATTATAGTCTTGGTTATTATGGAACAGCATCGGGAACATTTAATAATTGTATAGGTGCTATGTCTTCATTTGGTGGTTTTGGAACAGCTTCAGGTATATTTACTGATTGTGTAGGTAGTTATTATAATTTTGGTGGTAATGGAACAGCATCAGGCGTATTTAATAATTGCATAGGTAATAATAATAGTTTTGCTTTTAATGGGACATTATCAGGTAAATTATACTATTGTAGATTGATTGAAGGGGTATTTCGAACAGTATCAGAAAGTGGTAGAACTTACTACTGTGTAGATGGTGATGGTAATACAAATAACCAATAAAAATAATCAATAAAAAAAATAAATAATAAAATATGAGAAATTTTCAATCAACAACAAAAGGAATTTGGCAAGAAATATTACCAATAACCTTAACAGAAGAAGAAGAAACATTTTTATCAAGTAAAAATCCTGAAACCATAGAAAATGGTAAAGAAATTTTAGATGGTATTAATAGTAGAAAATATCAAACCGTTATTGGTGAAATGTTAGATAAATTAATTAATTTTTATGATGGGTTTGAAGCTCATCTTGAAAGACAAAAAATAACTAACTATAAATTAATTTCATGTGATTTAGATGAAACATTTAAAGGAATTATAAATTACAGAGTAGATAATGAACATAAACAAATTAGACTTTAATAAAATAATGACTTATTAAAAAAATCTACATAATTAATTAA